GCCTAAGCACGTGCATAATGGGGACTTAATTTATCTCCAGTCAAAGAGAATAGAATCACCTTACAAGTATCTATTATACTAAACTAGCTGATTCTGCGATAGTAATATCGCAAGTTGCGGCACCGGTTGGAAAAACCCCGGCACCATTCATCTGTATAGTTGCATTGGGACCAAGTATTCTGACAAGTTGGGTAAATTGCATGGAATTTGCTGTAGTTGCAGGGGCAGGAGACAATAACACATAATTAGTGTTATTTGTAAACGCAGTAACTGCAAAACAATTGATATAAGTACAAGTTGGAAATCCAATTGCTACGGAATTCGTTCCTACCCAACAAAAATTGAACAAATATTCACCATCAGAATAAGATGGAGGAAAAAGAATCTCATTATTAGTTAAGAAAGTTATTCCTAGGTTATTACCTGCACTCGGTGTTCGGGCATTCCCTAATGGGGACGTCGCCGTAACACCAGTGCCTGTAAAATGATCTGTCAATGCACCTGCATTTATGGTGTATTTGGGATGATACAGTTCAACCTCGTAGGTGGCCCAAAGCTCACCTATGATTGCGGTTCCGGAATTTTGCATTCCCCCAACTGCTACATTGAGCACACCAAGATCATAAAATTTTGGATCTTGACCAGCAGGAATCGCACCACTTCTAATATAAAGATGAGTATCAACATTTAAACTCCGTTTACATTCAATAGGATGTATGAATGAAATTGAAGGCTTATTAGAGTTGGAGTATTCATAATTCTCTAAAGCTTTCTTATCGGAGAATGGCAAACTCGATGCATTATATTGAGTTGCCATGGCTACATATCCTAAAGCAGATGAAGCAGTACCAGATAGTACAGCATCAGAAGATAAACTTTTAAATTCAAAAATTAATCCACGAAATTCGTATTCCTCATAAGCTAAAGCAACCTGTGATAGCCAAGGAAAGGTAGAAAAACTACCTGGATTAATAGGAAAAGTAGTGCTTGAAAATGATGAAGTATTACCATAAATATCTCCGAGATACTCGCGATGGCGAACAATCGAGCCACCGTGATTAACAGAGTTAACAATTTGAGGCGGGGTAAGACCACCAGTCATTATGGTGTTCCCCTCCAATTCATAATCACCAAACCCAGTGATATGGGACAATAATTGTCCAGCTTTCCCTCCAATCATTGCTCCAACTGGTCCAAAGTTTGATCCAAGCGCAGTGCCAGCTGCGGAGAACATACCTTTTGGAATTATAGAGGGAGCACCAATTTTCTTTTGGGAAAGATTAGAACGTTTAGCGCGTGGACGCCGGAGAGGGCGCTCTATGACTACCTCCCGAACGGCTTGTCGCTGTCGATTCTTCTTCTTTTGAGATCTCTGGACTATTACAACCATGTAATCTTTTATACTGGGTCACCCACAGAGGTGGACAAAATTCAAGTCCACACTCAGTTACATAAACATCATAACAATATTGATGAATATTCTGAAAGTATTTATCCATGGTAGGGTGAGACCAAGGATTTATCAGATCAGCAGTGGATAAAAAATCCACCATAGCAAGCTGATCAGCAATTGTTATTCCATAAAACTCCTCCATAAGCAAGCGTGTAGCAAACGTTGGTACAGGTTTGCGGAACTTTGAAATATCAATTTTATTAAATTCTTTAACTTGATAATTGTTAAGATAAGTAGTAAGTGGGTTCAAATTCTTCAATTTATTAAGAATATTGAAGGCTACGTCAGCAATTATCGGACAGTCAGGATTTTGACTCAATGCAGACATCATTTTTGCCTTCAGCAATCTCATCTTCGTAATCTTTTTGGCACCACGGTATTTAATCTTCAACCATCCATAAGTTGCTAAAAATTTGATAGGATCGGATATCAGTTGCTTCGATTCTTCGTCGAAGATTAAACCACAAAAAGAGGCGGTGGAGATGGATTTTTCACATTTCAACTTAATGGTCCATCCCATATCAATGAACCACTGTTCGGTGGGATAATCACCATAAAAGGTAAACAAACCATCATCCCCTTCAACCACTCCTCGGAACGATTTCCATTTATATTTCTTTGCTGTATATAACATGAGCATTAAATTACTGAAACCATTACCTAAGGAAGTATTCATTTCACCGCTCATACGGACCCCTAATAAATGAACAATCACATCTCGAAAGACACACACATTGGTGGACATTAACTGTTTAATAATATCTAACCACCACTCACCATCAGGTAAATCCTGAACCATATAACGATACAATTCAAATTCAATTGCATCCATGATCTCTGGTGTAAAATGTGCCTCAAATTGAGAATAATCAGTGGTTATAATCTTCGCCCCATGTTGGTTAACCTTATCAATTATATATTGTGGTCGTTCAGATACTGGAATCTTTTTAATAAACCAGTCTTTCGCGAATAATTGTTCTTCTATCAATTTAAATATTGGCCCAACTGTAACTTTATAATCATCACAACGGGCATTAATACAACGTGGATATTTAAATTCTGGATAAAATTCATCCTTCACAAAACTCTTAATCGCCGTAAAATTGTCCAGCTTGTGATTACTGCGATCGACAACGAGGTTGTCACGGCAATCGCGTAACTGTTTTCGGCGACCTTCTGGGTAATTTGTTTTAGATAGCCAGGTGTCGAAGGAGACGTCTGAATCTCTTGGGAGCTTAATGAGATTTCGTCGGACCCACTTTCCGACGAACTTCTTAATTGCTCGAAGGTGTTTTCTAGATGGCCTCGGACACTCAACGGCAAAACGTTTGCGGATACCTCCTTCAATTGAGTCAGAACAGTTTTGATCCGGGTGAGGGTAGGAATAACCAACATAGTGGCTGCCAGAAGATACTGCAACGGGTTTACGCAGACTTTCATTATGTCTTTGACGAATCGTAATTTTCGTGCCCTCTTTTGTCTTTGGCAACGTTGGTAAATTTGTCTCGTTGGTTCTATAACCGTACATGAGCGCTTCGCCCCTGTCCCTGGGGCACCCGGAAAAACCCAATCCTGTTGACATTTATATTTGGTGAATAATGCTGAATAATTTGCGACTTTCAATGTGTTTGCCATAATTTCCTTGGCATACTCATACTTATTCAGGTTGATTGACGTACTCGCAACAACTAACTCGCGGTTCAATCTCGATTCAATCTCCGTATCTGAAAATGTCGGATTTACATTCTTAATATCGGTCAGTTGTGCAAGCAATTCTAAACAGATTATATGTTCATAAGTTTCATCTACACAAACGGAAGATTGATCACCAAATACTAAACGTGAATACTCCCCATTCAATCTGATTGTTTCCGATTGCACACGTACCATCATAAAAGTAGGATTAACGTGTAACAATTTAGACCCAGTACATCGATCAGTCCGAATATCGATGACATTATCAGATGACTCTGGCCAACACTGGTGGAGAGGGAGGATATCAACCTTCCTCCACAAATCACCAAATAGCCAACCATAACCATCATCTGTATCTGGACAAATAAATGAAAAAGCTTTAAATTTATTAATGGCATTGTCATGGATAGCGTCAATTTGCTGCTGACGCTTGTGCAACTCAAGCACAAGACGAACATTGAGTTCGTCATCTTTAACATGTAAGTCATCTAAGACACACATGTCAACTACATCATTAGTCGCTTTCTCTTGATCGGAACAGACTTTAATAGCCTTTTCCACTAACGTCTGCTTATCGTTCTTCTTAGTGGCCATCTTGTTCGCCTTATTTCTCTTTTTACGGAGTAAATCGGCTACAGCAGTCTTTGTTTTAAAACATGGTTTAACAAAAGGTTGCTTGATGGGTTGTTCGATCGAGAGATCAATGATGTCAGAGAAAGAACCATCATCATCATAAATTGATGAAGACTTCTTTCCCTTCAACGGCTTATTAGCTGTGACCTTCTGTCCCTGAGGACCTGCGGATTTTGTTC